TCAGATGACGAAGATGATGCATACGACCCGAGCAAATCTAAAAAGAAGAATGCTCCGACCATCAATGTAAAGAAATCGAAATGGTAGTTTTTGACAGAACAATGAGTGATAAAATAGGATGTTATAACTCGTCGTCACTATCACTAGAATTGTTTATAATATCCATATGCACTATTGTATCATCATCGTCGTCATTATCATCATCGTCATCATCATCATCATTATTTGAATCGATATTACTGTCTCTATCACTTATGATGCGTTCTGTATCATCGGTTTCATATGATACACCCATTGGTCGAGGTACGATAGTATTTAGTAAGAACAATGGAAAAATTGGTATACCTGAATCCTTTTCTTCGGCAGGGTCTTCAATAATTTCAACATGACACGTATCGTAATTCTTTGAATAAGGTTTCAAAACAAAAGTTGTATAACGTGTATCATACGTGAACACTTGATGGTCATTGTTTGATACGTCAAAAAACGAATTTTGTATGAATTTACGTCCAAACGTGGGAGAAGTACGATGAAAACGAGCAAGATAATGGGTTAATTCGGTTTGAGCAGTCCCTTTCTCTGCTTGGTCGAGTGAATATAAAGATGTGTAAAAAATATGTAAATAGGGTTTCATTGCATAAATTAACACATCTTGGGGGAAATCAGCATCAATATATATTTCATCTTTGATTAGATTGCATCGTTCATTATAACGATGAATCATAGCTGTAATATCTGCAATCAATTTAGGTTTGTTGTTTGTTCTTATCATGGATGATATATGCATTTTTCGAATGAGCGCTTCATTATTATCCCGAAATATTTTTAAATGAAAATTATGGAGAAAATAATGATGGAAAATGGTCGATAATGTAAACATACGGGTCTTCATAAAGAAATAAATTGTATATAAGTGTGATTTATCAAATATCAAGTTGTTATATGGATTCTTTATTGGCAGTGGTTCAGTATAAATATATGGCGAATGTGTCAACGCAGTTTCAATGATATTGGTCAAATCACTTGTTGTAAATAAATATTTTTTATTTGCATGTAATAGTGTTAATACAAAATATTGACCTGGTTCAAGATGGTTCAACAATAAGTCATGTTTGATTGCATATTCGGCTCGCCTCCATTTCCATTTATATGCAAATCGACACAATGTACGATACAATCTTTGCGCGGTTCGTATTTTGTCAATGAAACTATCTTTTTGTGTTGTACTGTAATAGCAGTTAGACAGAAAATTTTTAATGAAAGAATATTTCGATTTGATGAGAGTTGATTGTGTATTTGTCGCAGAATGCATATATAAAGAGATGAAAATAGATAATTGGACGTAGTTCATGTCATGACATTGCGTATTAGATGGGTGCATTATAATTTCATAATATTCATTACTTTGCATATAGTTTATTGTCAACATACTAGTAGGAGCATTACTGTTTATAATATATTTTCGATATATGATATCGCATATCGTTGTCATATTATGTATTAACATAAAATACATAATATTTCTATATTGTTTCATTTGTATTGTCTAATACACATCCTGACTGGATTCAATGTCTTAATCCACGTTTTCCAATGAAAAATTGGGGTCACGGTTTTGCTCCATCAATAGTTCGTTTCGCAGTTGGGTGGATTCTGCATCTGCCACATCACGTTCTTCGAAATTTACGGTTTCTTTTACTCCTACCAAGTTACCATCGTCATCCATGGTTTGTGTGAGCACATTTCCACTCGCTTTTGCTTTCTCAATGTTTTCCATGATTGCCTTTTTCTTTGTTTCGCGAATGCGCTCTTCGAACTCTTTCTTTGCCATTTCTTCGTTCTTCATTTTTTCTTTATGCAATGCATTCAACTCCTCTTCCAAATGCTCTACCCGTCCGGTTTTATATGCATCGGGGTCCCATGGAATCCATACGCCGACCGGTCCTACAAAAATATCGTGATTTGGGTCATGTTCGCGCAGCTTTTTGCACTTCTGTTCGGCCTCTTCCTGAGAAGGAAATACCCCGCGTACTTTGAGACCACGCACCGAAGTTTGGAAGGAATGTTCGCGGTTGAATTGTTCATTCAACTTGTCTTCTTGTTTATCCATGAAATTCTTGTAATCATCTTCGATACCACTTTTCTTTAGTTTAGACGATTCCTCTTTGACAAAATCATTGAAATCTGCAATTAATAACTCCGCACTCATATTGTGTTTATATGCGATAAAATGGATAAATTCGAAGTAACGCTCCATGGATTTGGAAAACTCCCAGTTTTTTATAAATTGGTCAAATAAATAGACTTCTCGTTTCTTTAGTATCTTATCGGGCGAAACAAAAGATAAACATGCGAATTTTTGGCCAGCGATGGGACCATCTTCATCACATAAATCTACATATTTAGGGTTCGCTTCTCCGTTTGGCAGTTTTTTTTGTTCGAACGTCGACATTATAGGTTTTATTCCAACATTATATTTAAGTGTTTTCTCGATAACATAATATTTGTAGAATAGGTGTCGTCGGTAGAATTTCTAAATAAATGATTTTTTTGGAGTAGACTTCATTTAGACTGAATTATTTTATTATAATATATTATATATTAGACATGACCGAAGTGTTTGACATGAATGAGCTTTTGAAGCGCGCGATTAAATACTTGATTGAGGGTTTGGCAGTGGCAATATGTGCTATGTTGATTCCTAAGAAGGCACTCAGCGTTGAGGAGATTGTGATTATTGCTTTGACGGCTGCTGCCACATTTAGTATATTGGACGTGTTTATTCCTTCCATGGGGTCCAGTGCTAGAAACGGTGCTGGTATGACACTCGGCAGCACATTGGTCGGTGGAATCCGCATTGCTGCTTAAACAACTTCACTCGAAATTTTATATTTTTCATAAAATTGACTAATGATAAGCTTGAATGTAATACTTAACAACTAAGTACTACATTTTTCAAATCAATTTTACATGGATGAACTTTACATTTTTTACATAAAATAGAAGGAGGGATGGAGGGAGGGAGAACAACATCTAATATTATTACATGAAATAAGTAATAATATTCAATTGTGCATATAGACCAGATGAACATATTACATGTTCAAATGTATTCGACTTATACAGTCGGGAAATATTCCCAGTCGAGGTCATTGCACACTTTTTTCCATATCATATCTTGCTCCAATTGTTTTTCTCGGTCCTTCATCATAGGGATATAGGGCAAATATTGAGTCTGGTCCAATAATACACACAGCTGATGGAGTGTATAAGTGTAATTGAAAAAATTGGTCCGGTTTGGTGGACAGTGTACTGCCCATGGTTTCTGGATTTCAATGAAGAGAACACACAACGTTTCGTGCAATTCCTCGTTCATAATGGGGGGTTTAATGCCGAACAACGAATTAATATATTGAATGTGTTCGAAATATTTGTTGAATCCCAGTTTCCGTAACATTTCGCGCATTTTGTCGTAGTTGATTAATGAAACGTCTTTGATTCGTTCCTTTTTAATCCGTGCTTTAATGGCGTCTATCACTTCATCGGGAATTTGCGTGGTTTCTTTGGCTTGAAATTGGGAGAGGATTTCCTTGAAATGGTTCAGGCGAATATACGCTGTATAGGAAACTTCGTTGGGTGGCTCTTTATTAGTGGGCTTGGAAGTATCTACAATGTATGTGACAAACTTACCACATGAACTATTGTTGCAAATCAATATTCCTTCTTCATCTTGAGGGATAAGTTCTCCTTTTCCACATATTCCACATATATCTGTTGGTACAATAAAGTCTTGGATATTGGTAATTTCGTTGGTAACGTTTCGCCAATAATGCTGGTACGATTGTTTGGACTTGGCATATTTGTCGTTGTTAGGGTCTGCACATTCTGCATTTATTGCCTTGATTTTGAAAAAAGAATTGAGAACATTGGAATTTTGATTGAGGGTATTCGAATCTACTGATATTTGTTGTTTTTGTTCGAAATAATCGAATACGTGTTTGGAATTGTTGAGTAAATATTCCTTCTTTTGTCGAGTAAGCTGCTTGACTTCTTGTTTGATGGATTTGATTCTGTCCCGAATATCCATATATTCATCGTATTGGCTCTTGGAAAGTCCCTTCATTTTCTCTTTCAGGGTTTCTTGTTCGGCAATGAGTTTTGGAATGGTGTCTGTCTCTATTTTATGGAATGTATCTAATAATTCTGTATGTTTAATGTCGATGGTATGTAGGCCAGGGGTTTTTTGTGGATGACCCTTCTTTTGATTGGAATTCATAGAGAACTAGTTTATAGTAGTTATCTACGTGTTTTTATGTTGCTTTTTTCGAATTGGATTATTCGTATATCATTTATTTAGTGTAAATATTGTATGTATAAAATTGAAGGAATGCCGCGACAATATGTAGTTGTATAATTACACGTCAACATGACATCTTGTTATAGTATGGAAATGACTTCTGCGACTATGGAACCGGCCTCTGCAGACAATAGAATATATGCGACTGTATATAATCCATTTACATTATGCATGGTATGTTATATTGTGATTGGGACATTTTATATTGTCCGTTGGGCAAAAAAACGTTCCAAACAGATGTATAGCGATATTCGTGACCAACAAGAAGAAATTATGGGATATACACGGGCCAAACTAGACAAATTTATTGAGAAATACGATAATGTTCTCAATAAACTCGAACGCGACAATGCGAATTTACAGGATTATGTAGCGGACCTCGATAATCGGGTAATATATCTACAATCCATTGTGCCTAGCGAAGTCACAATGAGACGTATCCATGATGATGCAAATGCAAATTATGCGAACCTAGGAGAACGCATCCATAGTCTTCGAAATCAAACCGCGAGAAATATTCAGGAATTAGAAGAAAAATATTCGGTAATCAATCGACATGTCCAAATGGACGACGAATATGGGCAAGTATTAATAGGATATGTAAACCATAATTTTGGTGAACGTTATATGGGAGTACCAGTATTCTGTCCCAAAAACACGACCGACTTTGACAAATATATGGGAAATCGGTCGCTACTTGTAGTAGATGGCCTCTTACAATTACCCAACTACAAACAATTGAATTTTACAAAATACTATTACATAAACGACGAGTCGGTTAAGGACAAACCAATTAGTCGATTTATTGACAAGGAAGGTAATGTAATTGCAGATACAATCGAACATAGGGCGAATGAAATTGCAACCATACCCTGGATAAAAGACCACTACGTAAATGAATTTAAAAAGGCACAAGAGTATTGCAAAAAATTTGGGGTGATTTGTGTGTGATACAATATTGATTCGTTTATTCGAATGTAAAAGAATCAATAAAAATGGAAACGTGTATACAATGTGAAACTTTTTGTATTATTTGGTCGAGCTACGTTTTTTGCGGGTCTGTTTATTTTTGACGTAAGAAATGCGTTTAGTATATTTCGACTGTTTTTGACAGGGACTACGCTTAGATTGATGGCGTTTGTTGGATTTGATTTTATAGACGGATGATTTGCGTTTACGGGTTTGTTTTCCGCCGCCGTAGCCGCGGTAGCCGCGGTAGCCGACATTGCTGAATACGGTGTTGTTGGGGTCGTCGTTGTGGTATTTAGGGGCAAACGTGTATACATTTGACCCGGGTACCCGTTTGACATCTGGCTCGGGTAAGAGTCTTAATGTAAGTTGTTTATCCGTGTCACCTTTCGAACTGGTACCCGTGTCACCTTTCGAACTGGTACCCATGTCACCTTTCAAACTGTCAGACAATTTAGGTTTAGATTCTTCATATTTTTTTTTTCGCGCTTCTACTACCTGTGCAAGTTGAGAATCTGTACCCGTTTCTTCTACGCCAGTTTCTTCATCATTTGGTACTGGTACAAATATGCCTTTGCGTAAGCAGTATGCGACTAGTCGTATAAACATATAATGGTTATCATGTAACCTAATATCTTCTTTCGCTTCCTCGGCTTCCTCTTCCTCGGCTTCCTCGGCTTCCTCTTCCTCTTCCTCTTCCTCTTCCTCTTCCTCGACTTCCTCTTCCTCTTCCTCTTCCTCTTCCTCTTCCTCTTCCTCTTCCTCTTCCTCTTCATCGACTTCCTCTTCCTCTTCAAGTTTAACTGATAATTCGGTTGGGGTGAGTGGAGCACAGTCGTAAACAAGTTTTAGGAAATCATATGTTAATACATAAATTACATTATTCGTAATATCATTAAAGAAGTTTAAAG